ATTGGCCTAAATCTGTCTGGCTCCGAACTTACAACTCCTGAAGTATTATCGTTTTCTTCGTAACGGATATCGTTGATAAGACGTTTGTTATTTGTTTTTATATTAATACTTTTTTGAACTGTTCCGTTGCTAGTGTCCATTGGGTCAATAATATCTACATATACAACCTCGTATACTATGTCTCGCGTTCCGGGTCTGTATGCTACGGCTGTTTTTACTTTGCCGAACTTAAATTGTTTCTTTTTATGATTTTTACCTGCTGCTGCAACAAAATTACCCATAGCAACATTTTCAATTCCAGCATACACTAGCATTTTTAAGTCTTTTTGTAAACCAAACTCAGAATCATTTGGTCGATATATTGACGAAGGTGTAAACACAATAGGATCACTAATAAAACTGTTATAAGTAAATTGTTGAGAAGATCCAAGGAATGGCTTAACGTAAATGTTACTAAATGTTAAATCGTTAGGGTCATTTATTGATATTGTAAAAGACTTAGTAGTTGCACTAAATCCAAACTGATCTTCGGCCTGTGCTGTAAATGTATAAGTTTTATCAATACTAGTAGTATTGGCATCAAGTATGCCGTCATTAGCATCAAAAGTTGTTAATCCTGATACAGCAAATCCTTCGTATTCTTCCCACTTTGCAGTATCGCTAATAAATTCTGCAGAACTAGTATGTGCTATAAGACATTTATACAAAGTAGTATTAACTTTTACAATATCGTTAGCAACATAATTTCTAGAAGCCTTCCAAAAACTTCTATATACATTTTCACCAAACTGTGTTACCTTTCCAAAAACTTCTCCGTCAATGGATAATTTTAGTCCAGGTGGCAATCTTCCACTTGTTTTACTATATCTTACAACAGCATCAGGAACACTTGTAGTTGCCTCAACATTTAATGTACTAGTTAAGTTTGCATTGATAGTACCAAGTGCTTTAACGCTTTGCCAGGTGATTCTCGAATCAACCTTACCTAGCATTTTAACAGTAAATGTTTTGTCCTTAAAGGCAGAGTTAGTATCAGCACCAGCAGTTGTTATTGTTCTTGTAAATGTTTCGCCTTTTCTTAAAAATGCATCCAACGGCTTGGATAACGAAATTACATCATACCCAGGGTTAGTATTATTAATAGCTGATATTTTAAATATAGTACCTTTAATATTAAAAGTTTGATTTAATAATTGATCTAAGTTGTCGTTTTTTTCTATTTTTATGTTATAAGGTGCTGATACTAATTTAGCTACGCCGTTACCCGATGTAGCTCCTGTAGCTCTAAACTGCGCACCTACTGTATTTGATGCAGCACCAATTTCTGTAAAATCTGTATTCTCAACAGTTAAGATTTCGTATAAAGAATTTCTTATAAGTTTTGCAGCGGGCGTTCTTGTTTGTGCAAATACTTCTTCAAAAGTCTTGAAACTAATTTGTAAAGTATTTGTTGCTGGCCCTATATAACGTGTAGCCCGTATAGTAAATTTGTATTCTTGAGTAATATTAGGTTGATACGGAACAACACCAGCTAATTCGCCACTACCGGTATCTAATTCAAGACCAGGAGGAATAGTACTTTCAGTACCGTCTGTATTAAAGTCTTGAATTGAATAATCTACAAATCCTACAATATCACTACTATCGATAATATCCATATATAATGTAACGTAGTTATCGGCTCTTCGATAACCTAAGTCCGAAGGAGTTAACCATATCGGAGTTCGAAGATGCGATGCATCTGCGCCAAACAGTGTATTCCCTGATTGCATAATAGTATTGTCTGCACGTAAAAAGTCATCGCCTACAACAAATATTCTAAATAAACGTTTCTCAATAGTATCTCCGTCACTTACGCTTACACGGAACTGATAATTTCTATTTAATTTTTTAGGAGACTTAGTAGCAACACTTTTATCATAGAATTCAATATCATAATAAAAACTATCATAGCCGTTTGCACTTCTTACACCAAAATCAAAAGGATATTCACCGTATGCATTTGTATCATAATATCCATTATTTGCAAGAGTATCAATTGCAAGAACAGGATCAACTACTCCAACAATTCTACCTTCTCTAGTAAGTTGTATTCCTGGAGGTAATTCTCCGTCACCACTAGCAATGAAATATTCTAAAGTTTGTCCTGCTTCGATATCATCATCTGCTGCAATCAATTGAAAGTCTATAGGACTATTATCTAGTATATAAAATGTATCGTTATTGCCAATTGGTAACGAACCTGCGCTAGTTTCCCATATCGGTTTGTCAGCACCATCGACATTTATTCTAAATGTTCGGTCGTCAATCTCGCCATCTTTAGTAGCACGTATAACAAATTTAAACTCTGTTTCTCTAGCTACTTCAAAAGCAGTGCCTTGTATTTTTTGGTCAGTAATTCTTAAGCCAGGCGGTAGTGTACCACTGATAACCTTTAAGGAAGAACCTGCTGTAACATCTAAATCTATAGGTTGGAGGTCAGCGGCTCGAGTTTCACCACTTCGAGGTTCTCTGAGAGTCTTTCCTTCTTCGATTGCTCTAAGAAGTGTGTTGTTGGATACATTCCATAATGCCATACAAGAATTCCTTTATATAGCAATATTTATCGAAAAATTAGATGTTGATAGTACCAAAATCTAAACTTACGTTAACGTTATTGCCAGATATAGTGCCAAAATCAACTTTGGTAGTTGCAAACAAAAAGTCCCATAAATTTGTAACTGAAGTTGGAGCGATTCCGCTGAAATCCCAATTGTCAGGGTCTCTATTATAGTTTAGATCTCTTATGTCAATACCGTGTACATTGCCTGTAAGATTTCCGTTAAAATTTGCTGTTACTGTTGTTGCGTTTATTAATCCAACATTTCCTAGGTTGTTCCCGTCAGCATTAAGACCTGCTGCTAGTTTAGGAGCAGGATCATCTTCTACCTTGCTTAATGCACTTGAATCAATAGTAATAGTATTGCCATTTCGGGCAGTAGTAATTAGTGTTCCGCCTGCTATTGTAACAGTACTACCTTCAGTTATTGTTACACTACCAGAATCAGCAGCAATATCAAATTGTGTTACTCCGGCATTTACATCAAGAGTAAGTTCGTTTGAATCCGAAGACAATGTAACATTGTTCCCTGCAACAAGTGACTTAAATTGCAGTTCTGCATTATTCTTATTTGAAAACAGTCCTTCGCCAGTACCTAAATTAAGTACAGTAGTTGCTTCAGGTGATCTATTATCTAAATCATTAAAGTTAAAAATAACTTTCTCAAATGCTTCTCTTAAGTCATCACCTGTGCCATCATTTGCTACACTGCCAAGATTTATTGTTTGAATTGCCATCTATTATCTCCTATACTATATTTATTACATACGTCCTACAACAACTTCGACAACGCCTCTTTCGTCGTTATCTTTAGTACCTACTGCTTTACCGATTACAGTACCTAGTTTAGGATCATTATCTACAATAGCATAGCCTGGTATAGCACTTGTTACCAACATATCACCTTTTTCTACTCTACCAATTACATTACAAGGTACACGCCCTGTTAGTGCTAGTGGAAGAACAGTATCACCTTCTAGTTGATTGTTCATTAAGTATGCTGGGTCTGTTGAAACAACTCCTGCAATCTTACGATCGCCTTTGGTATTGGTTGTAGTAACTTCTTCGTCGCCGCCGAACACTACAACAGTTCCTGGAGCATATGCAGCATCACCTACATATTTCTCAGCCAAGTCAGCAAAGTTAGCTTGAGACGCTGTACCACTAAAGATAGATGCTGTTAGTGTTGAACTTGAAGGGACATATTTTAATCCGCCACTTGCATCTGTATCAACACTTATAGTTTTGCCTGAACCAGAAGCATCAGTAAAAGTAACATAATGGGTAGTACCGCTAGTATTAGTATTTGTAACTGCTACATTTGCACTAGAACCATTTGACACCGCAGTACTAACATAACTCTCAGTTGCGTAATCATTAGCAGTTAAGTAGCTTTGAACTCTAGTATTTGTATAGTAAAGATTTGTACCTTCAGATAGGTTTGTTGTACTAAAGTTACTGAGACTACTTACTGTACCAGTAACATCACCTGTAAATGTAGCGTTTGACCCATTAGTACCTGCGTCTAATACTTTACTTGTTCCGTTACTTGCATAAATATCACCTATCAGTGCTGCAAGAACTGTACCAGTAGTAAGTCGGTTAGTACTAGGGTTATATTTTATTCCTGCATCAGTATATAAAGTTTCACCTGTTCTAGAAGCCTGAGCATTGTTGTTTGATGCCCAAACTATAAATTCATCTACATTACCTGGTGTTGTTTGGTTAGCAAGTTGTACTTGATCAGCAACTCCAGCAGTGTCAGCACCACCTGTTATAGTACCAGTTACATTACCTACAACGTTACCAGTTACGTTACCAGTTAAGTTACCAGTTACGTTACCATTAACTGTTCCACTAAAATATGCATTTGCAAACTGTTGTGCGCTTGCACCTAGGTCAACAGCCGTTACTGTTGATCCTGTTTTGTATGGAAGTATATCTACGTGTGACTGTATTGTATCTGATACTCTAAGTTTGTTAGTGTTTACACCAGCACCTGATGCTGTAAACATTACCAGTTCGCTGCGCTCGTTGCCATTACTTGCATTAGTTACTATTGCACGTATGTCAGATAATATCTGTTGTTCTTCTTGTGCTGAGTTTGTACCAGCAAAGCGTAGTATAGCTGATGTATCTGTATCACTTGCACCAACAGCGCCACTATCGTGTTCTAGGATAAGTGTAAACCCAGTAGCACCACTTGATGCCCGTTTCATTGTGATACTGTCATTAGTAATTAAACTATTAACTGTTAGTGTATCAGTAGCAGCATCACCTAGTGTAATATTACCATCGATAGTAAGGTTACCACCTACATTTAAGTTTTCAGCAATACCAACACCACCGTCTACAATTAATGCACCTGTTGTTGCGCTTGTAGAAGTTGTAGTATTGTTTAAGTTAGTTACGCCAGTTACATCTAGTGTTCCACCTACTAGTGTATTACCAGTAGTGTTGGCAACAGTAAACTTGTTGGTGTCCATTGTTAAGCCACCATTGAGTGCAGTTGCTCCTGTAACAGTTAACGCTCCAGTAATATTTGTTGCTGGTGTTATGTTTACAGAATGACCATTTGTTGTAGTTGTTAGTACAATTAAATCTGCTGTAGAATCTTTAATACTTAGAGCATCTGCTAGGTTAGTTGGAACTACAATTTCGTTTTCAGTAGTTGCG